GGAATGGATCGCGATGCATTGTATGTGTGGGGAAGATGGTGCAATAATTTAGGACGACCCGAAACAATTGATATCACCAATTCATATGACACTGAGTGATGAAGAAGTACTTGCATTTTATGAAAAACTTGAACGCCATTTCGGTGACAAGTTACCAAACTATGAACATGAACCTAGACGATTTACAAATTGTGTAAAATTATTTAGATATTATGAGAAGCAACACGACGCGAATGAAAAAGAAAAACAAAACATTAATACACGTTGAAGATATTCTACCGATAGTTGTAGAAGAATGTGCTGAGGTGATTCAAGCAATCCAAAAGATTAATCGATTTGGAATTGATGGTTATTCACCTACGACACCAATCACCACGAACAAAGATCATCTCATTGAGGAGGTCGGAGATTTATTGTATGTAATAGGATACATGATCGAACGTGGATATTTAGGAGAAGATGCTGAGGAACGATTAGAAAAAGCGTTCAAGGCAAAGGAAACGAAACTTAGGAAATGGAGTCCACATTTATATGAATAACGAAACTCAATATTGTATCATGACAGGTCACGACGAATTTAAAAACGTCATGACATGGATCTACGATCATAACATACGTTCTGAGGTACATCTCAATCGCACACGCTTTTGGGTACCACATGATTTCGAAGATGAATTCTTCACCTCAGGCATGCATAAGTATTGTCCTATTGTGCATGATGATGAGGATCTTATTAGCGGTCAGAGGTTCACACTTGCTTAGCTACGAAGCATTGGTGATAATCTTTATCATTTACGTAATCATTGTTGTAAATCTTTGATGTGTTAAATGATAATCATTATCATCTACAAGGGCCCTAAAATAAGCGAAAAATAAGCGAAATACTTGTGTACATTGGTAAGGAACCGTGGTATAATGGTTCTATCAAATCAAAAAACACACACAGGAACACTATATTATGATTAAGCAATTTGACAAAACCAACCTCAAAAACGTCCGTACGGACATCAATGCCATCCTCGCCACGTATGCCAAGAAAAATGGCATCGAGCTCAGCATCGGCAACATCTCCTTCACATCAGGTACGTTCACCTCGAAGATCAACGCTAAAGTCATCGGTGCTCAGACACCTGCTGACCATGTGCTCACCTCTGTGCTTGCAACGCACAATTTGAAGACTGTTGGTGCTGATGGTCGAGTCATGACAAAGTACAATACACGCGGTAAATTGTATCCTTTTGTCTACTCCCACGGTGGAAAATCATACAAATGTTCACTGTCCACAGCGAAAATATATTTCGCATAAAGCTGAAAAAAGCATGTACATTAGCTCGCTAGTTTGGTATAATGGATCTAACAAATCAAAAAACACACATACACAGGAAAATATATGAATAGTAACAGCATCATCATCTCGTACGACAAAGCACAGTCAAAATTCAACTGTTCCATCAATGGTAACAAGTTCAAAACCACGAAACAAACGTACATCGAATACATGTACAAACAGATCACTGGTGAGAAAGCTACCTTTAAGGAAATCACTGCATTGCAAGTGGAAAGTTCAGCAGAGAAATTTTGTATCAACCAACGCTTTGGTTTCGTCGAGAAGTTGGTGAATATGGTTGCCACTGGTGTGCAACCTTCAGCAGTGATCACCGGTCAAGGTGGTTTAGGTAAATCTTACACTGTGATGAAAACTCTTGAAGTTAACGGTTACAAAGATATCTCTGATCTTGCTGAGTTTCAAGTTGGTACTGTGTTAAATGCATCAAAGTGTTTCACAATGATCAAAGGTTACTCAACTGCAAAAGGTTTGTATCGTACACTGTTCGAGAACAATGGTTCTGTGATCGTATTCGATGACTGTGATGCAGTCCTGAAGGATCCAGTTGCCTTAAATATTCTCAAAGGTGCTCTTGATTCATACGGTAAACGTATCATCTCATGGAATGCTGATATGAAGGATGAAGATCTTCCACGTTCTTTCAACTTCGAAGGTCGCATCATCTTCATCTCAAACCTTCCACAGGACAGCATCGACCAAGCGATTCGTTCACGTAGTATGATGATCGATTTGTCAATGACTGATGATCAGAAAATTGATCGTATGGAACACATTGCTCTTAGCGATGAATTTATGCCTGAATACTCAAACGAACACAAAGCTGATGCACTTAAGCTTATTCGTGAGATTGCCTCAGAGTGTAAAGAAATCTCTCTCCGTACATTGATCGCTGTGACTAAGGTTCGCGCATCAAATACTGAGTGGAAAGATCTTGCAACATATATGTTAGTAGCATAAGGAAATATATATTATGAAAGCAGAAAATTTAAGGCTTGCGAAGGCACTCCTACCTCAGGCGGAGGAAATTCTCTATGAGTTTGTACGTGAGAATCTCGATCCTAACTTAGATGATATGGATGATATGGTTGAACAAGCTGATGATATACTAACCTACATAAAGGAGAAGTTGAATGTCCGGATTTAGATCAAAGAAAGTAGCAGCGCTCGAACGCCTCATTGCCCCGAGTGATACCTCAACGCTAACGATTCGACCCTCAAATAAGAATGATCTTGTGGATGCAATTGCCTCTCTCCATGATATTGCTCGACTCATCACAGCATCATTTCCACCTAAGTACGGTGCTATATTATCCATGGATATTCGGCATTGTGCAGATCGCCTAAATGAATTGGTTATATGATGATGATCAGTATTCCTAACCTTACAAAGAATCAAGTCCGCCTCCTCGATGAGATGTGGAACCTCGATACTAAACAAGATTATGATGAATGGTATGATAACCAACCAATCACCTCTTTACCTCTCATCCATACTCTTCAGGAACTCCTCATCCTAGAGACTATTGATAAGAACGATCAAGGCATCAAGCAATCCACTATCAATCTTCTATCCAAGTATAGTAGCGTATGAACTACTACCCTAAACAAACCGATTGGAAGTATAATCCATTAACGAAGAGATATACGTGTACTATTAATGGTGTACCTAACCAACCAGCACCATCAATGAGGGATATTTTTTATGAATCAGCTCTAGAAAGAGAAAATCCCAATGATATCTCACAGGAATGTAAGCTTATATTACGGAGGATAATGTATGGTGCCTGATGGTGGTGTATGGATATGGGATCCAATTCTAGGTAAGTATAAATGTATTTTATTAAATGGTGAAATAGTTGGTTATGAACCAGCTATTGTTCTCGCATCTGGTAAGGACGGACATCTCATACTCTCAGAGGAATGTAAGGAAATTTTACATAGAGTGATGCATAATGGCTAATAATCTATATTGGATCATGATCATCTTCATATGCACACCATTTATAACAATGATAGTAGTCACACTGGTGTTTATAGTGGATTACTATAGGGAGAACCTGAGACAGGTAGTAACTGAGCTCAGGAAAAAGGTGCGGAGATGATTAATACAACGCTGATTATTTGTGTTGTGATTGTTGTATTAATTCCAAGGCATTGAATAACCACCGCGAGCCCAGTTATCAAGTGCATCAGACGCTGTAGTCTTCGCTGATACGATTGCTGTAGTGGCATTAGTAACCACTGTCTTACCAGCATTATTGATTACTGCGGCACCTTGTGATACTGCTGCTCCTGCTTGTGCCATCATCGTTTCACCTTTAGCTGCACTGTTCTCAGCTGTGGCTCCAGGTAATGCAGCAGCAGGGGTTTGGGAATTCATAGGAGTTGGTGTTGCTGCTGATGAACCTTCACCTGGATCGGATAATCCCATTAGTTCAAGGGCTTTCTTCTTCAGATCATATCCGAATACAGAGGCAACCGCATTGAATGGTGCGACTACGAAGGAGATTGCCTTCGCGAGGAACATTTTAAAGAAATCTGCCCAGTCCATCTTACCGTTCATTGCAGCCCAGAGGCCTTTTATAACTTCGATCGGGCCCATCACCATATCCTTGAATAAACCAATGATAGTATCAACAGCTGTACCGATACCTTTCTCTATGATAGCTGAGAAGGAGAATGAATCTAACCAGGCTGCAGCATCCTTCATTCCGAAGAATTCGAGAACCCAAGATAATCCATCCTTCAGAAGATCAAGTAAACCTCCGACTAGACCGTTCAATAAACCAGTTAGACCACCTTTGAGGGCTCCGACTAATTTATCCATGAAGCTACCCTCTGTTTTGTTCCATCCGTCTAGAGCACCGCTCACACTATCCCATATACCCATAATCACAGTGAGTGGGACAGCTAACTTACCGAGGATCGAACCTAAACCTCTAAAGAAGTTTTTGAGAGGTGCGAAGAAGTCGAGGAGTGGTGTGATGTATTTCATGATAGCTGAACCTTCACCAGCTGAAAACAAACCGCTGAGGGGTTTAGTGATCCATCCGAACATTTCTTTGATACTAACCCAGAGAGCTTTGAAATCTGCGACTAGGCCTTCCCATTGAAAAACTGATTTCACACCGGTCATAACTTTACCGAAGAATCCAGAGATAGCTTTTACCAGACCACTTTCAGAGAAGAAGGTTTTCACAGCGGTCCAAGCTTCCTCTGCCCATTTAAATAGTTTAGCATCTTTAAAGAGAGCTTTCAATTTAGCGAATCCACCAGTCATGATTCCCTCTATGAACGTAAATCCGGACTTAATCACAGAGAAGAACTTTGCGAACGCAACATCTAGCTTAAGCGCAGAGGCTAGGCCTTTCCAGACAATCAACATCCCCTTTACGTAGCTAGCTATGAAGGCTATTCCAGCAACAATTAATCCGGTGATCAGTGCACCTGCTAAGCCTAACCAGGAGAAGTCTCCCTCCTTCTTATCCTTCTTAGTCTTATCAGGCTTAAGTCCCTGAAGAGCCTTCAGTATATCTTCATTGTACTTGCTCTGCTCCCGCACAGTCTCTAAGGCCTTCATATGGTCAGCTACCATAGCAGATGCCATCTGTTGGATACCAGTATTAATATCAACCAACACACTGCTCATATTAAACAGAGCTCTATCAGGTACAGCTCGGTCTAGGTAATTATCCTCAGCAATAATATTTCCAGCTCTCACAACCTGGATCAGTTCCTGTATGCCACCTTTAACACTATCTTTTGCCATTCTGTTCTCTTTATTTAAAAAATAATTGTGTACATTGACTCATAAATGTGGTACAATCATATAATGATTGTCACTGTTAAACAATAGGAATTCGCGGAGGAGAGACTTTAGCTGAAAGAGCAGCCTCTGGACTTACAGGGCTAGGCTGCGCTGGGTTTAGCGACGCGCTGTTTACGCTTAAGTCATTTCCGAAATTTCCCCCAGGCCCAGGAATATTTCCCCCAGGTATTGATGATGCTGCACCAGCTACTTTCTCCTGTGTTCTACCATATGCTGCTACACCTAGGACTGCACCCATTGCCATATGGAATAATCCTGCCCCCTGGAGAGTAAGAGGATTCCACTGTCTGAATGCATCATTTGCTACTGAATTTTCCCAGAATTGTACTACTGCCCATAGAATTGGAAATATAATAAAGTCAAATACGCATACTGCCATATACATCCATCCCATAGCAGGTCTCCATCTTGATTGCATCCAGTCTTCAGATGATGATGCTTTATTATTGTTTTTCTTTATTGTCATTTTTTTCTCCGTGGCTAACTATTACATCTGGCCGTATTTTTGGTTTACTTTCTTGATTCTGTCATTTTCTTCCTTCACCCAATCGACTAATAATGAAATATAAACTTCTCTCTCCCATGGCAACATCTCATTTAATTCTGTAAGACTATACTTATGATGCTGCATCATGATAAAATTTCCCTGGTAATGGTTCGCTAGGGATTCATGTGAGAGAGCTATCCGAAAAAACTTTGGAGACCCTCTAAAACCATGTCGTTCTTCGCGCCGCACTTACTACAGGTAAAGCTAATGTCCTTGGATAATTTCGGGATAGACTCAAAAAATTCCTGGATCTTCTTAAACTGGTGCGTCGAGAGCGAATCAATAAAATCCTCTACATCCTTCTTCTCAAGACTTGCAGCCTCATGTGTATTCTCGCCGTCAAAAATCGCCTCTATACATGCAGTTATGATCGCGAATGTCTTAGAAACATCGGTTCCGGCGTCCTTGCTATTTAAAGCCTTAGTCACGTCGTCCGCTGTCGGATACTTAAGAACCACACCGACTGTATCCGTTAACATAATCCTAGGAGAAACAGTTTTCTCTGGTATAGTAATCTCAATCTCTGATAGATTAATAGTTACCGGATTAGGTGTCTTACATTCCTTACACTCATAGGATACTTCAGAGGTTTCGCCTACTGATTTAGAACGTAGCTTAAGGAAAAGTAATTCTAATTCAGCTGTGGGTAAATCCTTAGCTTTTATCTTTCCAAAGGTACATGCATTAATAATGTCCTGGACCGTCTTCATAATCTGTTTCTGGTCCTGGCTTTCTAGAGCCATCATCAGAATTTTTTCTTCCTTCACAAGATATGGTCGGTATGTGACCGTCTTCTTGGATAGGGGTAACTCTACTTCATAGGTTGGTGCGTTTAATATAATTGGCAGTGCCATAATATGTTATTCCTTTGTAATTAATATAAAAATGTTATAGTCCAAATGTTTTTCCAACAGAACCAAGAAGCACAGAGCCTTTTGACAATATTGATTCTAGGAAACCTTCTTCACTCCAGTCTTCGTACGCAAGGGTAATACTAACTTTTTGTACTGAATTCTCTCCGCTATTCGAAACCTCATATGAAGCTATGGAGGTTGGATATGCGTTCTTTAATTTACACGTGTATGTAGGTACATCTCTCACATCTAATTGCTGGATAATAATGTCCGTGACATACTGAGATCTATATTTTAGTGTCATTGTAGATCTATCAAAAATACTATTAAACCATTTCTCAAAATATTTTTTCATAAAATGATCGTTAGTGATAAGGAATGACATTGTAACCTCATCATTAATATAGGTATATGGCATCTTTATAGATAACATATTGGTTTGTAGATCATTTGTAGATATTTGTCTTCCTGGCATAGTGCAGGAATCACAGAGGATAGAAATATCACGTGGATCATTGATAAATGGTTGAGATACACCTTGTTTAAACAGCTTTGCAACTAAGTTCTGTGGATCTATTGTTAATAAAGGTAATGCCATATATACAGCAAAACGATTTTGAGGTGCAAGCCCACCTCTTTTAGAAATAAGTGATTTTAATTGATTGATGTTTGGCATTATACTCTATATCCTGAAATTTGTTGCTTAGATTTACGCCAAACAGTATTTTTATTAGTCCCTTGGAACTTTTCTGTAGGTAAGAATATAGAAATTTCCCATTCTGATGCTGGGATCATCATAATTCTAGACTTTGTTTGAGTAAATAAATAGTGTTTAAAGCATGGTGCGAAGGCTTTTAGCTTTGCCATACGCGAAAGTACACTATAATTAATTTTAAATTTAGTGGTTTCATCAAACCTATCATTATTAATTGTATCTAAGAGTTTATCTAAGAAGCGAGCTCTTAATGGAGGAGCAATATAATGGAGATTTAGTCCATAAAAACCTCCTTCGGCTGGTCCAACAGCAATCATAAGCGGAAATTTATCCCAATATGGTAAAGTCTCAGCACCTTTAGCATCATACATAAAATGATACATAAAACCAGGTCTAAAAGTTGTTTTCTTTACAAAATGTGGATCTTTTAGAAATTGTTGAACATTTGGATTCTGATTTAATTTTTTTACCTTCTCAATAAACCATTTGTGAGAGGCAGCAGAATTTGCAGGTGCGCTTAGTCCAATGCGGAGTGTATCAAATAATGATTTTTTAGCCATACTTCTATTTATATGAGAAATTAGGTAAGTAACACAATTCCCATAGCCTTAATTGTGTCTTCTGTCCAGATAACAAACTTCCAGTTTTTATCTGCAGCAAATTCAGAAGCAGCTTTCCACTTACATTGATTTTTAACATAACTTCTAGCTTCTTCTAAATAACGTTTCGTTTGTCTAGATGGTTTTTTTGGAGGGAGAGTTTGAGATTTGGGTTTAATTTCTACTAAAAATGTTCCCGCAACTGTAGTATATTTTATATCGACGAAATAACGATGATATTTTTTATCTAGGGGTAAATAATATGGTACTACAACTTCTTCTGAAGACCATTTGAGTACTTGATCATTTTCATCACACCATCTAAAAACTTGGCGTTCCCACATAGATCTATAGACAACTTTTCTGAAATCGCCTTCATATTTCGCAGGATTTCTAACTTTGTAAGAACCTTTGTATGTACTCATATAAATAAGAATGCCCGTATGTATAAAAAGAGATAAACCAATATGTCAATATTTAGCGATATAAGTTCAACCGTCAAAGATATTAAATCTTATGGCGCATCGATTCTTGCATTGAGTCCAACAGCTAATCCATTTGGAAGTGTTGCTCCTAATTATCGATATCCCAAAGGTAATGTTGAAACTCATAAAAACTTAGTTAAGTTTGAGGCTATTGGACGAGTAGCAAAGGGAGGAATGCTTGACATTACTCTTAAAAAAATGACATTACTTCCGCTTGGCTCTGTTACATTATATATGCCTGCTGGAATAAGTACTGGTGACACATTTGGATATGATAATAAAGATACTGGAGTTGGTGGTGAACTATTAAATGGTGCTGGAAATGCAGCTTCTATGGGTGATGCCATGAATACAGTAAAAGGTCAAGGAAAAGGTATTGCTCAAAGTCTTGCAGCTTCTGGCGCAGCAAAAGTTTCAGAAATGAAAGGTGTTGGTGGTGCTGGAGCTCAAGCTCAAATTAATTTAGGTATGGTTAACAATCCTCATACACAAATGCTATTTAAAGCCCCTGGTCTTCGTACTTTCGAATTTGATTTTAAAATGATACCTAAAGACGCAGCTGAAGCTCAAGAAATTATTAATATTATTAAATTTTTTAGAACATTTGCGTATCCTGCACTCGGAAGTAATAATAGCGCTGATGGTACTGTTAATATGGCTACTTATAAATTTCCAGAGATTTTTAGGATAACGTATATAACTGTTGGTAAAGGCGAAAATAAAAATATTTCTAGAATTATGGATTCATATTGTACTGGAATCACTACAAAATATAATGCAACTAGTCCAACATTTCATGCTAATGGTATGCCATCTGAAGTTGATCTACATTTAAGCTTCCAAGAAAGTAAAGCAGTGAATAGAGACTTAATTATGTCATATTTTTTTCAAGGTTTTCCAACTATATTACATGATGTACACAACAATAAAAAACTTGTAGAAACAGTTGATATATTTAGAGCTGTTCGTGTTAAACGTTCTATGCGTGATGATGTTCTATTATACAAAACATATAATATTCAAGATAATGAACGACCTGATCATGTTTCAATGAAACTGTATGGTTCTACTGATTATTATTGGACATTTTTCATGATTAATGAAAATTTAGTTAATTCAAATCTTGATTGGCCATTAGGTCGACTCGAATTAGAAAATAAAATTAATACTACATATAGTGGAAATGTATTAACTACTACAATCGATAAAAATATCTCTACACTGTTTACAAAAAATGAAATTCTCAGAGGATTTCTTTCTGGTGCAACAGGATATATCAGAGAAAAAGATGCAAATCTTGGAATGATAAAAATTGAATCAATCTCTGGAACATTTATAGATGGAGAATTAATAATTGGCTTAACAAGTAAAGATACATTAGAAATTAGTGGACAACGCCCATATAAAGATGTTATACATCATTATGAAACAGTAGATGGTAAAATAGTTACTAGATCTACATTTGGTGGATTACCTATTACAAATAGTGAAGTTGAAATTGCAGATAATGAAAAGAAATCAATTATTAAAGTTATTAGACCTGAATATATTCAGAGATTAAGTGATGAATTTTTTAACCAAATTAATCCGGAAGAACAATAATTATGGAGTTAGGTCATTTTGATTATTCTATAGAATCTGTTTATGTTACATCATCTACTGGTGAAGTTAATAATATAAAAGATTTAGTGACTGGTATTAGTGTATATGAATCTTTAAATTCTCCATATATTAAAGTCGAAATGGATGTTGTTGATGCTGCAAACTTTTTAGAGCTTAGTCCTATTATTGGCCAAGAAAAAGTTGAAATTTCAATGATACAAAATACTGTAAAAATTAAAAAAGTATTTTATATTGCTGGAATAAGTAATTATATTAGAGCAAATAATCAATCTTCATTATACACTATTAAATTAATTACGCCAGAACAAATGATGAATAGTCTTGTATTAGTATCTCAAGCATATTCAGGTAATATTAGTTCTGCTATAAAAAATATTATAACAACTTATTTAAAATCAAAGATTGATTTAATAGAAGAAACAAATGGTAATTATAGTGTAATTATACCAAATTGGAATCCTTTTCAAGCAATTGATTGGTTAGTTCGCCGAGCTATGGATACTAAACAAACTCCATTTGTGTTTTTCGAAACATTTATAGATGGATTTCAATTTAAATCATATACAGCATTACTAAAACAAAAAGTATATAATCGATTTGTACATAAAGGCGGTAATACAGGTGAAAGCGATGCTGAAGCTACAGCAGCTTCATATAATGTTGCAATCGAATATGACTTAAGAGATTATTCAAATACCTATAAGAATAATTTAAGAGGTGCATTTGGATCTGGTATACATTTAATCGATATTGCAACCAAAAAATATAATCTTTTAAAATATGACTATTTACAAGATTTTAAAAATAAAGAACACTTAGATAAACA